CAAGCATAAGCAACCAATATCCCACTACTGGTGAGCACTGGGATAAGGTGGATGAGGAAGTTGCCGATGAGAACGCCTCTAGATTACACACTAATTCTACGAGTGGTCAAAGAGACCTTTATAACCTGCCCGCATCCAATATTCCTGATGGGGCTACAATAAACTTCATCAAGATTTATTTTAGATGCAAGGCACAGGCCAATGAGTTAGCTTATGCTAAACCATCTTTGAAAAGTAACGGCACTGTAACCGATGGCACAGAAATTCTCCTTTCAAGCAGCTACACCACATATTCAGAGCAATGGAACACTAACCCAGCCGACGGTCAGGCTTGGGAGAAGGCTGATATAGACACCCTCCAAATTGGAGTGATTCTAAAAGGTATTAGCGAATATTATGTATATTGCACCCAGGTCTATGTAGAGATTGATTATACACCTGCAGTAACTGAGAAGGCTTCATCCGATGCTGGCTCAGGAGCCGATGCCGTTGATTCACTGGAAACCCCGGAAGCTAAATCCTCATCTGATGCCGGCTCCGGTGTGGAAGGCACACCAATACAGAGCGCCATTTTAGCTGGCAGTGAAACCGGCTTTAGTATTGAAGCCCTTACTAGCCGGCTATTAGCCGCCGTTGACGCTGGCGGTGGTGCTGAAGCCAGTAGTATTGAAAAGGAGGGAACGCTAAAAAGCCTGTTTGCCACTGAACCGGGAGAAGGCTCAGATTCACTTGTTGCCAAGATAGAAATACCGACCAAGGGGGGAGGTATGAAATTATGGACCTAAACACTATGAGAACCATCGTCAGGCGCGACCTGAAGGACGAAGACGGGGAAAACTACCGCTGGAGCGATGATGAGCTGGATAGACACATCGCCCACGCCGTAAAGGAGTTTTCCGAGGCGGTTCCCCTGCCGGCAAAGGCTACCCTGCCTACCACCACCGGCTCCAGGGTGATTGATATATCCCCTCTGACTGATAGGGTTATGGTGGAGGCGGTGGAGTATCCGATGGACAAGTTCCCGCCCTGCTACCAGAGGTTCGCCCTATGGGGACATGCCCTAACCCTGTTTGGCGATGAAGTGCCTGACGGTTCCAACTGCAATGTCTACTACGGCATTCTCCACACCCTTGATACCGAAACGTCAACCATCCCCGCCAAGCACGAAGACCTGGTGGCTACCGGCGCTGAGGGCTATGCCGCCGTGGAGTGGGCTAACTATGCCATCAACAGGGTTAGCGTGGGCGGCACCACCACCCCCAGGGAGTTTCTCACCTGGGGCGATGAGAGGCTGAAGCAATTTAGAACCGAGCTGAAGCGGCTGGGAAGAAGGAATCGAGTCAGAATCCGCCAGCTCTACCGAGTGTAAAGGAGATTATTATGACAGTGAGAGAGGCACTACCTAAGACCAAAGAGGGCTTGCCCAAGGAGGCGTTTGCCATCGTCGGCGACCCGGATGACCCTGATACCTGGAAGCTGCCCCATCATAAGAAGAGCATCTCCAGAGCCCTGAAGGGTAAGCTTGATATTGAAAAGACGGTTGACTGGGACCGGATGCCAGCGGCGGTGGCTGCCCTCTCCCCCGGTGGTTATCGGGGGCAGAGGGTTGATGCCAGCCCGGAACAGATACTTAGCGCAGCCAGGCACCTGGCAAACCATTACCGCAAGGCAGATAAGCCCCTGCCCGATACCCTGGCAGCATTGGTGTAAAAGAAAATGAAAGAATGGATAGAGTTTATAAAAGCCGCCATCAGACCCTTTATCATCGTTTGGGGGTTCGTGGTCTACGGTGTCTGCGTAATGTCTGAGATTGAAGTGCCGGCACTTCTCGTCGGACTGGTCTCGGCGGTCATCGTAGAATACTTCGGTGAAAGAGCCGCCAAAAGGCTCAAGGAAAAATGAGACAACTCAGTTCAACATTACTTGCCGCCCAGAAAGAGGCTTCCCATATTCCCTGCGTCAGGGTGGAAGCCTCAAATAAGCATGCCGGGGTGGTCAACCTGCGCTGGTCAAGGCTCTATGCCGGCTCGGAAGACGATTACTTCCACGCCGTGACCATGCCCGGCGATGGCTCGCTGGTCAGGGTCAGGGTAACACCCCCATCTGATTCCAGAAAGCTATATCGTCAGAGGGTGGCTGACCCCAGCCCCCAGTCCGACTTCAGCCAGTGGGTCTACACCAACCAGTATGATGTGGTTATTGTTGCCTGCTGCTCTCTGGGGGCTCAAGTTTCCATCTTCTGGATTAAAAGCGACCGCAAGCTCTACCAGCTAAAGAGCACCGATTACGGCGTTAGCTGGGGAAGCCCCCAGCTCCTGGGCTATGTCCCAACCACCGCCATCTACGGCATAGCTGCCGCCTACAAACCCAACGGCGATATAGCCCTTTTCTTCGCTGACCAGGCGACCCTCTATGTGATGCAGTGCCTGGATGGCAGCTGGGAGGATGAGGTCGCCTGGGATAAGTCAACTGGCGACCTCTCAGGCGTAGCTACCGTTTATGACGGCGACTGGAACCTGTTTGTTACCGGCAAGGACTCAGGCGGCGATTTTAAGCTGTGGTCATTGGTTTACGGCGATGGCGGGGAGGTAGCCGCCGGCACCTGGTCGGGGCTTCAGGTACTAGCCTCGGCTCCATCAGATGGCAACTTTGAATACTGCGCCGCCTTCATGGATAAGCCCGATGTATACCGCTGCTTCTTTGTTGAGAAGTTCAGCGGAAGTAAGTCTTATGACCGCCCCTTCTGGTCGCACTCAGTCCCAGAGACCAAGTTCATTGATAGCCTGTGGCATGAGCCGGTGCCATTTAATCTTTCCAGCCAGTATGGTCTGGCTATCGCCCACCACGGTGAGTATTGCTGGCTGTCTGCCCCCTATGGCGTATGGCGAGCCAAGCTGACCGCAGAAAGCCTGGATTTAACCGCCGACGTCCTTTCATTAAGGCAGGAGCTCACCGAGACCGGAGGCAGCCTAATAGTGGAGCTGAGAAACGATGACGGCAGGTACGGGGCGCCGGGAGAGGGAGACCTGTCAGTCCTTGACATTGGTTGCCAGCTGGAGTTCAGTCCCGGCTATGTTACCTCTCAGGGAAATGAGGTCAGCTCAGGACCCGCCTTCACCCTTGAGACTTTAGAGCATACCAGCGCCGGCGGCAAGGCCAGCCTGGTTCTCCATGCCTCCGATGGCTGGAGCCTGATTGAAAGCTGGAGGGCAAGGCATCAGTCCCGATGGAACAAGGAAAGCGAGGAGATGAGCGTCAAGCAAATCCTTTCCTTTGTGCTGGCCAGGGTTGGGCTGAAACTAGAGGTGAAATCCCAGTCATCGGTTCTTACCGGCTACTACCCTGATTTCACTATCAACCCCAATAATGCCGGCGATACCGTCATCAGCCGACTTCTGTCCTTCGTCCCCGATGTTCTGTTTATTGAGGGCAACACAGCCTATGTGGTAAATCCCCTGTCCTCCGACGGCTCCGATTACGCCTATGGCTCATCCCACCCCGTATTTGAGGGCAGGTATAGAGCCGGAGCCTGGGGGCTCAACCGCATCCAGGTTGAGGGCTACGACCCGGCAGAGGATGAGCCAATAGTGGTAGATTCCTTCACCTGGGAGCAGATAGACAGGCTCTATGATAGGCTGAGGCAGCTTGAAGATAAGAATATAGACACCGTAACCAAGGCCGAGCAGAGGGGAGAAGCCTATTTAAGACAGGTGGAGATAGAATCAGTCGATGGCTCTATCCTGATTCCGGTTAATTGTGGTCAGCAGCTATATGATGTGATTGATATAACCGATAGCCGGGCAGGGCTGGAGGCAGCCAGGAGGAGGGTAAACGGGCTGACCCTGGTTTATAGTCCAAGCCGCGGAGAGTACCAGCAGCGGTTATTGCTCGGAGGAGTATAGAAGGAGAAGCAAAGAGGGGCGAATCCTCCCCATTTTTTAGCGTGACTTTTGTTTCCCACCCCGACCCACCCTACAGAGGTTAGACCTCTATTAACTCCTCTTCAAACGGGAGGGGTGGGAAAGAAAGTTTTAAAGGCAGAGCCTATGAGGGCGGGCTTCAGCGTGAAGAAAGACACAGGTTAAAAGAGAGGAGAGCTAAGATGAGACTGAGGAAAGCGGTGCTAAAGAGTTTCAACTCCGGCGACTATACCGCCACCATCCAGCTTACCGGCAGCTATAAGGTCTACCTGAAGGATATTGCTGTGGCGCGGAACCTGCCCGCAGCCGAGATGGCTCTGGGCAGAAAGGTGGCGGTTATCTTCTTTGACGAGCATAACGCCAAGGATGCGGTGGTAGCGGCGGTCTATACCTAGATTCAGGCTCTAGCCAACACTTTTAACATAGTAATGATGGCGATAACAGCCCGCTGAACCTCAACCGGCTCCATGGCCAGCACACCAGCCACATAAGGGTCTACCTGCCCACTGCTATGCCCCTGGTCAGCCCCAGGTACACCGGGAGTCCGGGAAGACAGGTAGCCAGCTAAAGTAAATAGTTCATCCTCCCCAAAGCCCAGGGGTTTGGCGATTCTGCGCAGAACACGGGCTGAGGGAAAACGCTCCCCCCGCTCGATGCGACCCAGATGAGACTGAGATATTCCCGCCGTAACAGCCAGTTCACGCTGTGTCAGTGGCTTGAATAGCCTCTGCCGCCTGATTGTTTCGCCTAAATGGTTGCCCCTACCGTCAGACATAACCAGTATCCTGCAGGAAATAAAGCTATTTTAACTCCCCTGCAGTCCAATTTTAGGCTACCGACATTAATTACCCATAAAACTGGCGTTAACATTTCATTAAAACTCCGTTCCCCGTTCCTTGACGGCTGAAGCTACAGGCTATACAATGGCATGGCTACAAAATGGCTAAGAAATACGATGTTATCATCGTTGGCGGTGGTCCGGCGGGTATCTTTGCCGCCCTGGAACTGTCTAAAGTCCCTGACCTGGATATTC